AAAGACTACCAAAAGAAAAACAAAACGACCCTAACACCCCTAATAATTTAAGTCGTAAAAAGTGGAAATGTGTAGGCAAAAAGAGCCGAAGATAATTTTTACTTGACGATTTCTTACTTAATGAGACGGGCAACCTTTCCCTCCGTAAAATCTATTGACCTCTTTGAGACACCAAGGATTTAAAAATGGTGAAGGAACTAAAAACTAAAACCTCTTTCCAGAGACACTTTTAATTTTAGATAATTCACAATCATAGGATTTTACAAAAAAGGAAGGATAAAACTATGGCTATTTCTAATGACTTGCTTTCCTCAACCCTCTATTCTATCCGTGATGGAGAGGTTGATGCTCTTTACCAGAAGGTCGCATTTCTAGACCACGCCCGTAAGAGCGGAGGAATTGATTACGAAGATGGTGGGATTAAAATTCAGCGTCCCCTATCAATTGCGGAACACAGCACAATCACCGAACTACCTACTGGCTATGAACCTGTTTCACTTGCCGTTAAGGATGTTTTGCAGCCAGCAATCTACGACTGGTGTGATTTCACCGCTCCAATTGTTATTACCCGTAAGGAAGAATTGGAGAACAGCGGCGAAAAGGCTATTGTTAAAATCGTAGAAGCCAGAATGAGAAGCGTTATGTCTATGCTTCGTAGGGAACTTAACAAGCAAATTCTTGCTGGTTCTTCTACCATTCTCACCACTATGAATTCTCTTAATGGTGATGTTGGTGGTTTCCTAGAAGCCGAGACCAAGCCAAACCAGAATAATGTTGTTGGTGGTGTTTCCAAGGCAACCTTTAATGTTAATGGCTGGACTAACCAAGTCTTTGATGTTGGTGCTGCTTTCGGCACAGACGGCATTAGAGGAATGCAGCAGATTTACATTAACGCAAACAGCGTCTCTCCTATGGGCGAGATTGATTGTGTGCTTTTAAGTGAGGCTGCTATGGCGAACTATCGTCGTGCGCTTTTCGCACAGGAACGCTACATCAGCGAAAGCACCCTTGATGGTGGTAGAATGAGCCTTGCATTTGCAGGTGCTGCCGTAGAGCAGGACTTGGAACTTGGTTTCCTCTACAATAGTGCTGACTTTGGTAATGCTCCACTTTCAGGTTATTTCCTCAACTTTGACGGGATTAAACTTGTTTTCCACAAAGATGCTGACTTTGCTGTTAGTCCTTTTGAGGATGTTGCTGGAACAACTGCCCGTGCCGCTCAACTTTATGTTAAGGCACAACTTATTGCCGACCATCTTGGCTCACAGGGTGTCCTGTTTGATGGCGACACATTCTAATGCGTAGTGCTAATTATTAATAAAGGAGAAACATTATGGCTACACAAACTTTAATTAACTATTTGGAAACTACACAGAAAGATGGTTTCGGTGCCTCCGTTGATGTTGGACTTGCCGCTATGAACCGCAGACAGGTAGAGACCTTTAAAGCCGATGCAGCACTTACTGCTGGCGATTGGGTTGCTCTATCTCTCGGTGATGGTGCTGGTGCTACAAACACAGATGGTGTCGCTGCTATTTCTGTGCGTCCCGCTGACCTAAACGATGCTGGTGGTCTTGCTGCTACTACCTCTATCGCTTCTATCGTTGTCGGTGTTGTCCTCGGTCCTGCTTCTAGCAGAGACGATGATGGCTCTGGCGGTGTGGTTCAGGGCGGTTCTGCCCTTATCTGCACCCGTGGAATTTGCGAAGCGAAGGTTAATGATGCTGGTGCTGCGATTAATCGTGGTGCTGCTCTATCTGCAACCAACACCGCTGGTGTTAGTGATGCTTACCTTGCTGCTTCTACTTTCGGCATCTGTGGTCTTCTAATTGACCCAGTTGCTGGTGGTGGTGCAGGCTTCGTTTCCAGAAGTGTTTATGTAATGCCTTCTCTTACCTAATGGTAAGATTACATTACAGGTAAAGGAGAACTATGCCCCTTCCCCTCTCTGGGGTTGGGGCTTTTTCTTTACTTGACTTTTACTACATAATGAGAACAAGAGGAATTACATTATGAACCTTACAGCCCTACGAGAAAAAATAAAAAACATAACTGACTATTCCCCAGACTTGCAGCAGTTTAACGACCAGATGGATGAGATTGTTAATGATGCTCTTTATGCAATCTGGACTATGAAGCGTTGGACTTTTGCTACAAAGACTATCAACTATCGTCTTTACCCAGACATCCTACCAGATAGAGACACAGCAAATGTTGTTGCTCCTGCTACATCAGTAGGGATTAGTTGGGTGCAGGGAGAAAGGCGTGTTCTATTTCAGTTTGGAATTGATAGGCTAGAAAAGGTTGGTGTTATTGATGCAAAGAACATTTGGGAAGGACAGCCTATGGAGATTGAGAACCGAGACTACATTATTGCAAAGGTTGTTAATAAGGCAGAGATTATCCTAGCAGAACCAGTTGTTGCACCTACACCTACTGCTGGAACATTTAAAACTAATTGGGCTATTAAAAAAAGAACTTATGATTTACCAGAGGATTGTTTAGAATTACTTTACTTCGGTCATCGTGATTATCCATTTAACACATCAGCAGGTTCATTTCCTCCTTATGGTAAATCAACTGCTATTATGCCTCGTAGAGAAGAGCAGGTAGATTTAAGAGCAGATTACAAATCATCCTACGCAGAGGCTTATGTTTGGTCTCCTGCTTATCAGGTTCCTGCTGCCGAGAAACTAGAACTTACAGAAATAAACGACATAGGCACAGGCTTCCTAGGAAACACTTATTATGAATTCTGTTGGGCTTTTGAGGTTGCTGGTAAGTTAGGTGCATTAAGCGAACCTGCTACAATCCAGATGAGCGAGGGAAATAATAATGCAATTCTTTTTACTTGTAAGTCTTGGGATGGAACAGACATCATAGCAGATGCTTACAATAACTTTGATGAATTGCCTACACCTTGGCGTGGAGCAAGAAAGGTTTTCTTCTACAATAAAAATCTAAACAGACAGACAGGAGAAAGACAAGGACTTCCTTGTTGGGTTCAGGTTATTAATGGTGGGATTTTTAGAAACACAGAAAACTACAACGATTATTATTTTATTAATGATGAAAGTGCAACAGGGGCTTTGACTAACATTAACCAGTTAGACAACGGACAGAAGCGTTATGTAGAGATTGACGGACAACACCAGCAGATTAGACCTTACCCAAGACCTGATGGATTTGATGAGGTAATAGCACAGGTTAAAAACGAGCAGTCAATTACAACATTCCAAGACTTCCGTAGAGATGCAATCATTCGTTATTACAAGAAACCAGAAGACTTAACACTTTGGACTGATAGTCCAGAGATGCCTTATGAATTCCACCAGTTGATTGTGTTTAAAGCATTAGAAGACATTTACTTAAAGATGGGACAAGAAGGTTTATCTAACACTTACCGCAAAAGAATTGAGACAGAAGTTAAAGGCTTGCAGAAGCGTTATTGCGACCACATAGACAGCCAAGTGCAAAGAGGTCAGTTTGGCGTTAATCGTCAGGCACCGCTCTATGATTACCAATCTTTAAGGAGAATTAACTAATGGCTATGAAATCTCAAAAGATTAGTTTTGTTGATGCTGCTGGTCTAGACCAACGCTACAAAGGTCAGTTAGGTTATGCAGATAAAATTTACAATTTTCGCATAGACCCTAATGGTTTAGGTTGGGTGTGTGATAGAGGAATAGAAAGTTGGTGGAAGTTTCCCCAATCTTTTACACTTGTAGGTAATGCAACATCTATTACAAAACATTTGCTTTATCCAACTGATGCTTGCTTTATCTGGGAGAAATCCAGCACAGGACAAATTTATTATTTTTGGGAAAGAGGTGGTGATTTACTTTATGCTTGGGGTAATAAAGGGCAAGGCTCGGCTTATGCAGGAAACTATTATTACAACGATTTTGTTTATTTGCAGAGCGATAGAAAAAGACCAAAGACAAATGAAGTAGGAACACAATTTATTCCTTATGGTAATCGCCTTTTAATTATCAACGGCTACGATAAGCCAATCTGGTTTAGTGGAAATGAAGATTTTAGAGATTTCAGTTTCTCTCTACCAACAGCATCTCCACAGGTTTCACCTTTGCAGCCATCTTATCTTGATGGAGATGATTTAGAAGGAGGAACTTGCGGTCCTGTCTTCGGTCAAAAATCAACTTTGGGACTTGGTTTTGCTGATGATGAACGCTCAAACTATTTTTGGTTTATGACTTACATTACAGAAGATGGTGCTGAAAGTCCTTTGTCTGCACCTGTTTCTACTAACTGGCTTCCATCAACAGCAGCACAGCAGCAGAGATTTGGTGTTGTCCTACAACTACCACAAGGTGCAGAAGGAACAACTGCTCGCAGACTTTACAGAACAAAGAACATTCGTCGTGTTGGTGCAACAGATGCTAATGATGCTCTTTATTTCTTTGTTAAGGAATTTGAGGATAATAGCACCACACACTACATAGACATTACACCTGATAGTGCATTAGTAGTTCAGGCACCAGAGACATTTGCTTCATCAAAGATTAACACTACTTACAAGTTTGGTGCTGCTTGGGACAACCGCATTTGGCTTGGTGGTGGAGACAGCACACCAACTAGAATTATTTACAGCGAGAAAGGAAATCCAGAACAATTTGGTTCTTTTAATTTCTTTGAGATTGGTTCTACTGGTGGAGGACACATAACACAACTTTATTCTTATTACAATAACTTGTTAGTGTTCCGTAGAAATTCTATTGAGATTATTAGAAGAGACGGGCAAGGTAATCCTACAATCTCAACCCTAGCAAATAACTTGGGAACTATTGCATCAAATGCTATTTGTTCTGTTGCAAACCTAGGTGTTATGTTTATGAACGAAGAAGGCATCTTCCTAATCCAAGGTGGTTTAGATGGTGGCTCACAGATTACAATTACCCGTGTAAGCGAGACACTAGATAAAGAAATTGCTGAAATAAATAAAGCAGCACTAGGTAATGCTTGGGCTTGTTATTCTCCACAGGAAAGAGAAGTCTGGTTCCATTTTGCAACAGATAGTAATTCAGTTCCTACAAAGGGATTGGTTTATCATTTAGATAATGGGATGTGGTCTATTAGAGGTGCAGTAGGAAATGCTAATGAAAATCTATTTCGTTTTACTTGTGCTGCTACTGACCCAGAAGGACACTTTGTTATGGGATGCGCTCCTTCTTGGACTGGTCTAGGTGGTTCAGGCTCTCCTATTATTATTGGTTCCTTTGGGGCTTCTGTCTCTCCGCTTGTAGTTTGGTCTGGTAGTCGTTCATTCGGTCAAACATTCTTCGTGCAAGGTTTTAATCAGGACACAGCAACTTATCAAGTTAATGATGTTAATAGACCAGCAGCAGTCTGGGAAAGTAATTGGATTGACTTTGGAGATAATAGCGTCAAGCATCGTGTTTATTCAGTAGAAGCAGAAATTCTTTCTTATGGTGATTTATCACTTGCATTAGATTATGCTACTGATTACGATGTTGATTTTGTTTCAGCGGGAGGACAAAAACAATCAAAGAATGAGCGTGTCTTTACAACAAAAGAAGACCCTGTGTTTGGTGCTGGTGATGGTGCTATTACCAAAGTTCCATTTACAATAAGCAACGATAGATTAAAAGATGCAAGAATAATTCGTCTTCGCTGGGACACTAACACACAATTAATAAATCAATTTAAATTTAGATTACAGACACAGCCAGCCAAAGAACTGGAACCTGCTAATGTTCCTTTCCACCTTATTAGTTTTCACATAAACTACGACACAGCAGACATCCAAACACTAAATCAAAGAACAAGACTTAATAAGGGGCAAGCAAGATAATGTCTAAAACTTACGCAAAAAGACCAGCATTTAGATTTCAGGCTGTAAAGCCAGAGAACATTAATGATAATCTGGACGGAACATTAAAAGAAATAAATGGAAACTTAAACGCAAATAACTTTCCAGTTGATGCTTTAACATTTGATAATTTTGCTGATGCTTCTTCTACGGAAGTTTTTGCAAATGGAAATAGAACACTAACTTATTCAGGTGCAACACAAGATTACCATAGAATAAAAAGATGGAATGTTGCAGAAGGTGGGCTAGATGTTTGGGAACCAATCACATCTATTAATTTACCAACAGCAAACTGGACTACTGGTTGGAATAAATTAACTGATTATGGTTCTATGGATTACACCTTCTTGGAATTTGACGCACAAGAAGGAATGCTTACAGGTTGTGCTGTTATTGATTTTTTCCACGGCGTAGATAGAATTGTTTATCAAAGCGACGACACTACATTTAGAATTTTCTTTGGTGAAGATTGGTGGAGCGAATGGGGTGTGTTTGTAAATGATGTTCTTGTTGCAGAGACTTCTTGGATTTATGCTCGCAGAATTACTTGCACTATTCCTTTTAAAGTTCCTGTTGGTTCGCAGAATGTAAAAATAGATTTGCGTTGGAGAGCATTAACAAGTGATGCTGTTGGAACTAACTATCAAGGTAATCCCAGCAGACCAATAGACATCTATGGTGCTGAAATAATGTGCCGCAACACAAAGAGGTAATCAAATGGGAACAATTAAATTTACAAAATTTAGAGAAGGCGACACACCAACAGCAGCAGAACTAAACCAGCCTTATGATG